TGATTGAACATCACGAAGAAGTGCTCTTTGATCTGCGGTTCCCACACTCCTAATCATTGATTGATTCTGAAGTGCCCAGATGTCTAAATCCTGTCTTCTTGCTCCACCAGTATAATTGATAACTGGTAAAGGTATTGCAGTATTTTGTGCAGGTTGAACATTTGGTGGAGATGAAGGAGCTGCAATATACCTTGTGTAAGTAAAGGTAACTGTACACTTTAATAACTGTGAAGACTCATAAGAAATCGGCATTGATGTAATTGAAGTTGGATATGCATTCAAAAATTGATATGTAATACCTAAACTACCCTCATAATCTCTTTCAAACTTACTAATATACAGACCGTAAGGAGCTTTATAGTTGTTAGGATAATTTACTCTGCTATATCCATTCGTAAAATTGTACATATCAGGGTAGTCTTCAGTGCCACCATGTCTTTCATTCACAATATACCTAATCCAATTCTCAAAAAAGAAAATTATATTGTGGTTATTATCAACCATAAAAGTGAAGTCTGCACCAGTTCCATAATCTCTTCTATAAGCATGTCTCTCAGTTATGCCATGAAAATCGTTTGTTTGTTCATGAGTCATCAAGTTAGAACCTGGAAGTGATGCTTCCATACACGCAATGGAAATAAATTCATCATTGCGATTGTCATAGGGAAGACCATACCCAACAGAACTCTGTTGGTTTATCCAGTCAATCACCGGTTGTGGTGGTTGAAAATAACATTGAAAATGTGATGTGAGAGCTGGATTGAAGAGTTGAGATTTAATATCTGCAACTGCTTTTCTGACTGGGGCAGGCATCTATAAATAATTTTTACCTTATATATTATGTATGGCAGAAAGTCTCAAAAGTAAATACAAACCGTCTTTCCCAAAGAAATATAAGGGCGATCCAAACAATATTATCTGTAGAAGTAGTTGGGAGAGAAGGTTTTGTTATTGGTGCGATTTGAATGAAAATATAATTGAGTGGGGTAGTGAAGAATTTTTTATTCCCTACGTGTCTCCTGTGGATAATCGTGTTCACAGATACTATCCAGACTTTATCATCAAGGTTAAAGAGCAAACTGGAAAAATCAAAACTTACGTGATTGAAGTAAAACCACAGAGACAAACAGTTCCACCCAAAAAGAAGTCAAGAATAACCAAATCATTTTTATACGAAGCACAAACTTATGCTGTGAATCAAGCAAAGTGGAAAGCAGCTCAAGAATGGTGTGCAGATAGATTATTAGAATTTAAGGTCATCACAGAAAAAGAATTAGGAATTAAGTGATGCAGGAAAACGAAAGTTCTAGTTGGTTAATTAAACAGGGATTTGATGAAGAACCTGAAAAAAGAGTTGGTGGTTCTAGATCAAGTATTATCCAAAGAGCAATTCGTGGTCTAACAGATCCTGAAGAAATTATGATAGAACTTATGGATGTTCTTAAAGAAAGTGAAGTAGTACCTGATGTTGGAAATTATTACACATATATTTTTAATGCAAAAACGCCGAACATAACTTACGATCAACACCCACTAGTTGCTGTTCTAGAAATATTCAGATGGGGATTTCGTGGGTTAAACTTTCACTGGCAAGATGTCAACCCAAGTCAATGTATTAGAAATTATACTTGGGAAGAAATACCTGGCAAGTTGCATGTGATTTATAAAGATGAGATTGAGTTTATGAAAGGTATAAATTATTCAAAGTTCATAATAAATAGATAAAAACTATCCGGTAGAATGTCATTTGATCCAAGAGATCCAAACTATGGAGTACCAAGTAGTACTTTAAATGATTGGGAAGGACTAAGAGGTAGAGGAGTAGCAAGTGATCCTGCTGTAACAGTGTGGTATCACCCATCTTCTGGCAGAATGGTTCAATATAACAGCACAACAGATCAAACGACTGTTTTGGAGTCAACAGGAACTACTGCAGGAACAAGAAGCAGAGTTGAAAATGACTTTCGTACTCAAATAAACAATGCTCAACTTAGAACCACGCAACAAGCAGTTACTCAAGGGACTGCCTCTGGATCAGCTATTCTAGGATCAATACCCCAAACAAACCGGTCACAAAATGGTGGAAGAAATAATGTAGCAAGAAATAGTTATCCAACATCATACTATCCACAAAGTTTAGCTACAACTAAGCAGGATAGAATTAAATTTGAAATGAGAACTGCAGGAACTAGAAACTTAACACCTAGTGCCTCTACATCTTTAGGTGGATTTAGTAGAAGGACAACTGGAACACCTTTAGGTGAAGTTTACTTAGCTGTCCCAAATCAAATAAGTGATTCAAATAGTGCAGACTGGAGTAGTGCAACAATGACTCCAATGCAGTCTATGCTCGCATCTCTTGCATTGAAAGGTATGAGATCTGAAGGCGATGTGTCTCAAATGCTATCAAAACTAGCAGGAGACGCAATGAAAAATCTTAAAGATTTTGCAAAAACATCTGCAAATAGGGATGCTCTGCAATTATATCTTGCACAAGAAGCAGCAGGTGCTCAAGGTTTATTATCAAGAGTTGGTGGAGTTGTTGCTAATCCAAACGTAGAACTTCTATTCAATGGACCATCACTAAGACCATTTACATTTAGTTTTAGAATGGCACCAAGAAGTAGTTTAGAGGCTGAGCAAGTAAAAAGAATTATAAGATTTTTCAAAGAGGGAATGGCAGTTCAAACAACTGATCAAGATATTTTCTTAAAATCTCCCAATGTTTTCAATATTCAGTTTCAATCTGGAAATGATAATAGTGCTCATAAATCATTACCTAGAATTAAAACTTGTGCCTTAATTGGTTGTGATGTTGATTACACACCAGACGGTTCTTACATGACGTTTGATGATGAGCAAAAGGGTTATCCAATGACTTGCTATCAAATGACATTGAGATTTAACGAGATTGAACCTGTTTATGCAGCGGATTATAGAGAAATCAATTCAGACGACGACATAGGTTACTAAAATGCCAGCTTATTTCAGACAACTACCAGAAATTGAATATCCAAGTAGAGAGAATGATGCTCGCATATCTGACTATGTGAGATTAAAAAATCTATTCAAGAGAGCAACAATTCGTGAAGACATTTTCTCAAATTTAATTTTCTTCACAAGATATCAAATCAAGGGAGATGACAGACCTGATAATGTTGCATACGAACAATATGGAGATGAAACACTTGATTGGTTAATCTTAATTGCAAATAACATTATTAACGTGCAATCAGAATGGCCGATGACTCAACAAACTTTTTATAATTTTCTTCTAGAAAGATACGGAACAGAAGAAGCATTCTTGCAGACACATCATTATGAAACATTAGAAGTGAAAAATTCTGAAGGACAAATTATGATTCCTAAAGGACTGTATGTTCCATCAGATTACACCGCTAGTTACTATGATCCTTTCTTGAGAGAGTATGTTGAGAGAAGAGATATTGTAAGAGAAGTAACTAACTTTGCTTATGAAGAAGAGAAAGAGACTGATAAAAGAAATATATTCGTTCTTAGAAATGAATATCTCAATATTATTCTAGATGACATTGAAGATATTATGGCATACAAAAAAGGTTCTACTTCCTATGTAAGTAGAACCGTAAGAAGAACTGATAATATCAGACTCTATCAATAATCACTCTTCAGCAAGACGTTGGAAGTATGCAAGTGCATCTTCTTCATCTTCATCAGATTCCTTGTTGACAACAGGGAGTGAGGGAGACTTGGCACGAGCATAAGACTCTTCCAGTTCTTTTGTAACAGTACTTTCAACACTGTTTTCGGAATAGTTATCATACTCGGTTTCCTCTTCTACAAAGGTAGAGCGAGTAGAACCTTTCTGTCCAAGAACATACTTGAGTCGCTTATCAAGTTCCTCATAAGACTTGAATTGATCTGGAGCAGTAATTGCAGTCAACGAATACTCTTTCTTCCAGAGGGCTTCCAAAGCATCGTCATCATCCAGTAGTGGTTCAACTGTTCCAAATTCTGACTTGTCGTAATTCCAATAACCATCTTTCTTTACGATTTTGATTTTGAAATTAGCACCCTGCCAGAAGTCAAAAGGATTGATAGGAGTTTCATCCTCAAACTCAGGTTGCATTGCTTCCATGATCTTGTCAAAGATCTTCTTGCCGTATTTGAACAGGAAGACTTTACCTTCGTTTGCAGGATTAGCAGGATCTTTTACAACATAAATGTTGCTGTAATAGGACAGTTTACGCTTCTGCTTGCGGACAGTATCCTTATCAGTATCATGACCACTGTTCCAGAGTTCACGGTTGTACTCGGAGACAGGATCTTTTTGACCAACTGTGGTCAATGAGTTCTCAATATACCAACCACCAGGACCTTGGAACGCATGGGAATACA